TGGCGCAACTGTCGCTTGTCGCCAGCGTGTCGCCCATCGCCGTTTCCGGCAACCTGCTGCCTGTTGAGGCAATCCCGGCGTTCGGCCAGGATGACGCGATGGCGAATTTCTCGGTCGCTGGCTCTCGCCAATCCGACAAGATTCCCACGCAGTCGGCACCTACGTCTATGACCATTACGGCCGCATGGAACCCGTCCGATGCCAACCTGCTGCTGATGCGCGGCGACGCCTACAACGGCACCGTTGATCGCACGTTTGTTATCTCGGCGACCGACGGCACCAATATCGTCTACTACGCTTTCAACGGTCGCGTGTCGCAGTTCCAAATCGACGCCCAACCCGGTGCCGAGGCGAAATGCGTGTTTACCGTGCATCCGCGCGGCAATCAATACGGCTGGTCTAACAACGCCTAAGAGGTGAAACATGGCTCTCCCCAATAAAGTTCTACCCGGTTTTAGCGCCGCGCTGTGGATGCAATCCGCAGCTACTCCTACGCCCCTGACGACCGCCAACCTGTCGGTTTGGTCGGCGCAGGTTGCCACCATCGTCGGCACAGCCGCTGGCGGTACTGGTGCGGCCGGTGTCGCGGTTCCCGTCGAGGCGGTGCCTGCGTTTGGCCAGGACGATGCGGTCGCCAACTTCGCGGTGGCTGGCTCGCGTCAGTCGGACAAAATCCCGACGCAATCCGCGCCTACTTCCATGACGATTACCGCCGCCTGGAACCCGTCCGACACGGCCCTGCTCCAAATCCGTTCAGACGCCTATAACGGGACCGTAGACCGCACTTTCGTCGTGTCGGCATACGATGGCACCAACACCGTCGCTTATGCGTTTAACGGCCGCGTTAGCCAGTTCCAGATTGACGCCCAGCCTGGCGCTGAAGCTAAATGCGTGTTCACGGTTCACCCGCGCGGGAACCAGTACGGCTGGAGCAACAGCTAATGTCCGGCGTCTTTGAGGCTGTGCAATTGCTGATGGCTGTTCAGGGCGATCTCGCTCTGGCAGCTCGCGGCATGGAAGTCGACCAAGCCGAGCTGGCAGAAGCAATTGCCGATGCCGACGCCGATAGCGCCGAGGCGGTGGCCATGCGCTACCTTGTCAAACCGCAGGCTGCGGCCCCAGCGCCGGACCCAGACCCTGAAGAATAAAAGATGACCACAATACAAAACACGAATGACCTGCTGGGGTTCCTATGGAACCAAGCCAACTCGGGCCAGAAAAACTGGTTCAGTTTCCAGCAGCAAAAGGTGGCCGGTATCGACCTGGCCTACCGAATGGCCATCGCCCACGCCGACAAGATGACGCCCAACGAAATCATTGATTACGTCATAGGGCTGAATGCGGCCATCTATAACAAGATGCTCAAGGGCTAATCATCATGTCCGTCACCTTTAAGATTGAAGGTCTTGGGGATGTGACGCGGGCATTCGATCAACTTGCCGACGAAATCGGCGACAGGAAAGCGCAAAGTCGGGTTTTGGTTCCAGCCGCTAGGCAAGCCATCATGCCGGTTCTGACCGCAGCGCAACAAAACGCACCAATTGATAGCGGTGGCCTGCGGCTGTCTTTGCAAGTTGAGGCCAGACGGCCAACCAAACGAGACAAGCGGTCGAAATACATTGGTCAGAGCGATTCGGTGATTGCAATGGTCACGACGGCCAGCGGGCAAAAACTCGCCCAGATGAGCAGCGGCCGAGGTCTATCAAAAGCAAAAAAGCGATTGGCAAAGATGGGCGCAAGCGCCGAGCAGGTTGCCGGGTTTACCGGTATCAAATCGGACGCGCGCGCAATCGCGCAAGAATTCGGGACGTCGAAAATTTCGGCGCAACCGTACCTTCGACCCGCAATGGAGTCGAATGCACAAGCTGTCGTTTCTCGTTTGGGAGAAGCGCTGGCACAACAACTCAATAAATACAGGAAAAATACAAGATGACCAAACTAGGTTCTGCACTCGGTTCTGCCTATGAGGCAAAACGGAAAGATCTTCTCATCCGCAAATTCGAACTCGGTGGCCACACCTTCAAAGTTCGCGTGCCTCTCGTTTCCGAATCCGACGAAATCTACCGGCGCATTTCTGAGCCAAGTTCGGATCGGATCAACAGCATCTATCAGAGCATGGTCGAGCCGCTGATGCAGTTTAAGGACGAAGGCGCAGAGTCTTTTAAGTTCACCGACGACGATGTGCTGGTCGAAGGGCGCTCTATGCGTGAGGCCGCAAAGGCCAAATGCATCACCGAAACGCGCATCACCGAATTCATTAAGCTATTGGTGCCGGAGATTGAAAACGAAAGCCTGGCCGATCTGACCTACGAAGAAATCGAAGTTGAGTGGCCGTTGTCTGTGCAGCTCGCCATCTGCGAAAAAATTGGTGAGGTCATTTCCCCGACGTACAGGGAAGCTCGAAAAAACTGATTGGGTCGTTAAGGTTGCAGGTTGAATCGGCAATGATCTTTAACGGCCACACCCACGACAGCATTGCCGACATTGACGATGTGACGATGGCAAACATCCAGACCATGTACGCCGATGGCGTGATTGGCAATCAGTCAATCATCACTCTATTGGGCACGATGGTGAACGGGATGTTCAACTACATCCGACCCGCAAATTCTGCGCCGTACAAGCTACAAACAATTATCGGTTCGGCTTACGATTACATCTATCCGCCGCTGCCAAAACACTTGCAGGAAGAGGCGACCAATCAAAACCTGCTGGCATTCATGGCGAGCGCACCAGGGTTCGACAAAAAGAGGTTTGAATAATGGCTAACATCATTTCACGGCTCGGCGTTGTCCTGGGTCTAAACAGCGCCGAGTTCGTGAAAGGGTTGGACACGGCCAGCAGCAAAATGGCCGAGTTTGCCAACAGCGCGCAAAGATACGGCGGCGTTGCTGTTGCGGCGCTTACGGCTGCATCTGTTGCCGCGTTAAAGTACGCCGACGAAATTGTCGACGTTGCCGCAGCAAATGATGTGGCGGTCGATTCGGTTATCAAGCTGTCTAACGCTCTTGCCAACTCTGGCGGCAAAGCAGAAAACGCCGGCAAGTTTCTTTCCTCGTTTACCAGCTTTGTAGACAAGGCCGCATCTGGATCGGACGAAGCGCAAAAGGCATTTGCCAAAGCCGGCGTTTCTCTTAAAGACTTGGCGACGCTTAATACAGAGCAACTGTTCGCCAAGACCGCGCAGAATATTGGCCAGATTGCCGATCCGTTGACGCGTAATGCGTTGGCGATGGATGTTTTTGGAAAAGCGGCAAAGGGCGTTGACTTTACGGCGCTGGCTCAAGGTCTACAGGAAACAACACAAGCCACGCAAGAGCAGGCCCAGGCGCTAAAAGACGCGGCAGAAATGTACGACCTGTTTGCTCAAACAGGGCGGAATGCATTGCAAATTGTTGCAATTGAACTTGGTCCGCCGTTGAAGGCCAGTATTGAATACATGAAAACTTTGGGTGTTGAAACCAAAGTTTTTGGCGAAGTAGCCAAAACAGTTTTTCAAACTGTCGCCATTTTGGGGATGAATCTTGCCTATGTATTCAAAACCATAGGCACAGAAATTGGCGGAATGGCTGCACAAGTTGCGGCCCTAATGCGTTTTGATTTTGAGGGCTTCCGCCAAATCCATAAAGAAATGGTCGCGGACGCTGAAAAGGCACGCCGCGAACTTGATGCCGCCGAAAAGCGAGTTATGGGCGGTGGCTCTAACGCTGGAGGTGGTGGCCGTCAAGGCATGGCGGTGCCTTCGATTGCAGATCAAGTTGCCGAATGGGAAGTCACCAAAAAACGCGAAATTCAGCAATCTAAAGAGGCACTACAGCAACAAAAAAAGCTGGAGCTATTTAGGCAAGAAATTGCATTGTCTAGGATGCTGGCCGACATTGACGCAAAACGGCTCGGGCTACAGATGGACGAAACCGCGTTGGGCAAAACGCTTTTCCAATATCTGTTAGATCAACTTACAACGCAAGAACAGCTCGCAAAGATTGAGAACAAGCGCAAGGTCGACCTAATACAAAATAAGGATGCAGCGGCAGACATTAAAAAAGCAATCAACGATGCTGCCGATGCTGAAGCCAAACGCGTCAAGTTGCTTCAAGAGGGCAAAGAAAAAATCTTGCAACAGCGCCTTGAATATGAGGCGCTTTTGTTGAAGATTGAAAATTCTTCCGATTTCATGCGGTCGGAGAAACGCCGCGCTGGCGAATCAGCCGCCGCTGGTCTTGCCAACGCAACAGAAAAAGCTGGTCAACAATTCGCATTCGGTCAATCAATTGATGAACAGACGCGCCAAAACAAATTGGCGAATGAGCGCGTCGAATATGAAATCAAAACTCTGTCGTTCAATCAGCGCCGGCGCATGGAGCTGATGGCTATGTACGACCTAGAGGTTCGCATCAATGAATTCCAAAGAACATCTCGCCGCCTTGGCGTTGACGAGGAAATTATCCAGCGACGGACCCAAGAAATTTACGAGTCTGGTATTCAAATGATTCGGCTGATTGAACAGCAAAAAGACGCGCAACGCTCGTTTAAATTTGGCTGGGATGAGGCATTCAGTTCTTACATGGATAACGCCACGAGCGCCGCAAGGGTTGCCGAGTCTATGTTCTCATCTCTTGCCAATAACATTGAGTCGGCAATTGATAGGTTTGTTAGAACGGGCAAATTGAAATTTGGTGATCTAGCACGATCAATCATTCAGGACATTATTGCGATCCAACTTAAGGCGCAGGCGTCGGCGCTGTTCTCAGCAATTGTTGGCGGGTCTGGAATCAAACTGTTCGGTTCTGAGCTTGGCGTGTCTCAATATTCTTTAACGCCTGGGGCAACACCTTATTCTGGTTTAGGTTTACGCGCCCGCGCTAATGGCGGCGACATTTCATCTGGTCAACCGTACCTCGTCGGCGAGCGCGGCCCTGAGCTGGTGGTGCCTAGAAATTCGGGAACGGTGATTCCCAATCACGCGCTGGCCGGCGCAATGGGTGGCCAGGTGATTAACTACAACGGGCCGATCATTCAGAACATGAGCGCAATTGATACGCAGTCGGGCGTTGCGTTCCTGGCGAAAAACAAACAAGCGGTGTGGGCGGCTAATCAGTCGGCGCAACGCTCTCTACCTGTGAGCCGTTAAATGAGCCTGCAAACCATTCTTTCAATCTGCGAGTCGGTGGGCATCAATGACCAGCGATTCGTCGGTCAGACCCTGAGCCGCAACCAGAAAATCACCACCTCGGAAATTCTAACGGTGGTGCCTTTTGCGTTTGATATGCGGCCGATGAACTACCTGCTGTATTCGCAGAATCGCGGCACATTGAACCAACTGCGCCTGGCCGACAAGTCGCTGACGCAGTACCTCAATTTCGGTTCAACCGGCTGGCTAAATTACATCAAGTACCAAGGCGAGATGACTTCGGTTCAGATCGCAACCTGCCAATGGCAGATCACCAGCGCAAACAAAACGCTGGTGCTGGGATCGCTGCCTAGCGTCGGGCCGACGGTGGTTCTGTTCCGCGCCGGCGATTTTGTGCAGGTTGGCCTCTATTCGTACATCGTCACAGCCGACGTTTTGCGCGGCACAAACCCCACGGTCAATGTGCCGGTGCATCGCAACCTCATTTCGGCGCTGGCATCTACGGTTGCTTGTGTGGCCGGCGAGTTTGGAACCACGGTAAGCATGGGCGGCACGACGTACACCGGCATCACGTTCCCGGTGGTGCTGCGAGACTACCCGACCTACACGCTGGTGCCAATGACGAACGATTCGTTCATTTCTTGGAACGGCTCATTCCAAGCATTTGAGGCGGTCCTATGAACATCATTACGCCGGTCGAAGATACCAACAACATTCGTATCGCCGATTTCATCCGAATTAACAACGGCACGGACATTTTCCGGTTCACGACCGCAGGGTCTAACCAGCTTGTGCCGGCGGTCGACGCGACCGAATTTAGCGCGGTCGGCACGCTGATTAAGGTCGGCAATGTCCAGCGCGACATTAAATCTACGGCCAACGAGACAACGGTAACGCTAGTCGGCATTGATACGGCGATGCTTGGATTCGTTCTTGGGCAGTCGGTCAAGGGATCGGCGATCCAGATGTGGCATGGGTTCTATGACACCGATGGTGTTTTGATTGCCTCGGGCGGCTCTGGAGGTTTATATCAATTCTTTAGCGGCTACATCACATCGTTCCAAATCAGCGAGCAATGGATGGAGGACGTTCGAATGTATGCCGGCACGATCACGGTGTCGGCGTCGTCGGTGCAACTGATTTTGCAAAACCGAATCGCCGGCCGTTACACAAACGACAACGCTTGGCAGTTCTTCAATCCTGGCGATACCAGCATGAATCGCGTGCCATTCATTCAGAACATCAATTATTACTTTGGCAAAGATGCCCCTGCGAATTCGTGAGGCGACGCCGGTCGATCTGCCGCAGCTACTGAATATGTTGCGGAAATATCGGGAGCAAACGCCGCTAGACTTTTTGTCCGAGGCCGATAATGCGTCTTACATCACGCAAATGCTGTGCGAAATCATGGCGGGCCGGGGGGTGGTGCTGGTGGCCGAGGACGATGGCCTGATGGGAATGTTGATTGCCGGCATTCACCCGAGCCGCTGGTCGCCGGCGCATCTGCTATTGACCGAGCTGGCCTGGTGGGTCGAGCCAAAACATCGAGGCGGGACCGCAGGGCACCGGCTTTTGAAACGATACATTGAGGCGGGACAAAAGATGAAAGAACAGGGGCGTATCTGCAATTTCTTCATCAGTAAGATGAGCAACAGCCCCAACCTAGACTACGGTCGCTTTGGGTTCAAATATTTAGAAGAATTTTGGGTGATGTAATGCCAGCTTCAATTGTTCTTAGCGCTATTTATGGCGATGCTCTTTTGGCTGCGGCAGCTCTTGGGTCTACTGGATATACAGCCGCTGCTTTTGCAATCAATATGGTTGCGTCTGCAATTATTAGCAAAGCATTCGGCCCTGAAAGCCCAAACTTTAACGACGCTCAAGGCCAGCCCAACCCTGGCAACAACCAGCAGCTAGGGCCAGCCGGCGACAACAAGGTGCCGGTGGTCTATGGCTCGGCCTATGTCGGCGGCATCGTTACCGACCTGAGCATCACCAGCAATAACCAGCAAATTTATTATGTGCTCACGCTGGCCGAGGTGACCAACACCGAGGGCCAGAACGGAGCCACGCCAGACACCTACACATTTGGAAATGTGTATTGGGGCGGTAAGCGATGCGTATTTGATCCAACAGATCAGTACAAGGTAACTGGCCTGCTGG